ACGCCTCCTCCCCCGACCTACGCAGCGAGTGGCTTGCCGGGTACAACCACGGCCGGGCCGAAGGCGCAGCCGCCGTGGCAACCCTTGACGAACGCTGACGGTATACCGCATGTCTGACCACGCATCCGAGCGGGTAGAAGTGACACCCGAACTGCTGGAATCGCTAAGGCAGGCGGCCGAGGCTGCGTCGCCGGGGCCGTGGATACCCTGCATCGGCAGTGCATCCAAACGCCACTGGTTCGACCTACCGGCTGGCGCCCCATCCGTCTCCCCTAATGGCGAATCCTGCAAGTGTCGCATGGTGTACGGCAACAGCGGACCGCCCGTGGTCTATGCTCTGTTCTCTGGTGATGAGTCGTTCACTGGTGGCGAGGGAGCCACAGCAGGGCAGGCGAGAGCCAACGCCCGCTTCGTCGGCGCCGCCAACCCAGCAGTTGTATTCGCGCTGGTGGAGCGCATCCGCGAACTGGAGCGAGAGGTTGCCGCGATGGAGGACCACATGGAACAACTGCGTGACGAAACGTGGGATACCACGCCATGAAACACTACGTCTGCGCCGTCTGTGACAACGGGTTTGCTGTGGAGCCGCTGTATACACGCGACCGCGTTGAATTCTGTCCGTTCTGCGGCGCGGTAAATCCGAATATCCACGATGGTCTGGTCTCCGCTCGTGGTGCTGCCGTGCGCCGCGGCGACCTTGATTGGCGAGCGGCAGATGAGCGTGAGGCTTGACCGTTCATCCTCCTGACGGGTACTCTCTAAGCATGGACGCCAACCCCACGTACGTCAGGCCCATGCCGCCGGAGAGCGTGCGCCTAGCCAGTCTTGGCTTTGCGCGCGCTGAGGACGTGGAAGAAGTGATCCGTTGCGAGTTCACCGCGCGAGGTGGCCTGTTCTTCGACGTAGAGCACTTCCACCTGAACCAAGCTCGCATCGGCGTCCTGTGGGCGGCCAGTAGGCATGTGGACAAGGGCAGCGAGAAGGCGGGCACGGCGCAACTGGTCAAGCCTTACGACCACCAGCCGACGAAATGGGGCGAGGCGATGCAGATGGCCTTGCTGCGTCAGTTCTACGCGGAACACGAGTGGCCCCACTTCCGCATCACGCTCTCGGCGCCCATCTGCCACCACTACGACGACAAGGAGTTCTTCGCGCTGACGGACCACGAGGTTAGCCACTGCGCGGTAGCCAAGGATATGTTCGGCTGCCCTCGCTTCAGCGACGCCACTGGGCTGCCCGTTTGGGCCACGCGTCCGCATGACCTTGAAGGCTTCGCGGGAACAACGGAGCGCTGGGGTGCCGCTGCAACGGGAGCGTCCGGCATCGTGCTCGCCGGGCTCAAGCAACCCCGCTTCCACTGGGTAAAGGGGCGAGACCTGGACGTACGCAAGGCTTGCGGGAACGTATGAGCGAAACCGGGCACAACAACGGGGAAAACAACGGCATCGAAAAGGTGGAGCAGCCGCATGGTGGCGCACTCAACAGCGGAGGCACGCCCGGCAACAAGGGTGGCCGCCCGCCGAACCTCTTCAAGGAAGCCATGCGCGCGCTGGCAGACCGCGACGACATCCGCGCCTATACTGAGCGTTGTCTCAAAGGCGACTTCGGCCCCAAGTTCCACATGCAGGCGTTGGCTTACGTCACTGACAGGGGATACGGCAAGGCCGCACAGCCGATTACAGGGGAAGACGGTGGCCCTTTGAAGACAACCGTTACTCTGCGCCTCGTGAGAGCTAAGCCGGATGACGATAGCGGCTGAAGCCGAGACGGAAGTAGAGATCGTCGCGGACGTACCCGAATGGTCCGAAGGATTGCTGGAACCGCACCGCAACAAGGTGCTCTACGGCGGGCGCAGCGGGGCGAAATCGTGGACGGTCGCAAGGGTGCTTCTCGCCAAGGGCGCGGAAGCACCTCTTCGCGTTCTCTGCGCACGAGAGATACAGAACAGCATCAAAGACTCAGTGCACAAGCTGTTGGAGAACCAAGCGAAGGAAATGGGCCTGCCTTACCACGTGCTCGACACAGAGATAAGCCATCCCAACGGGACGGTGTTCATCTTCAAGGGTTTGCGCACCAACCCCAGCAGCTTCAAGAGCTTCGAGGACATCGACATCGTTTGGGTGGAGGAAGCCGATCGGGTGTCGAAGGAATCGTGGGACAAGCTGCTCCCTACGATTCGCAAGAAGGGCTCTGAGGTATGGGTCACTTTCAATCCTGACCTGGAAGACGATCCCACCTATCAGCTTTTCATCGCCAAGCCGCTCCCCGGAACGTGGTCGAAGAAGGTCAACGCGGAGGACAACCCGTGGCTGTCTGACGAATCCCGCATCCTGCGCGCCCACGCCTACGCCGTTGATCCAGACGCAGCGGACCACATATGGGGCGGCAACTGCCGCAAGGCGACCGAAGCGCAGATCCTTCGCGGCAAGTGGGTAGTGGAGGAATTCGAGCCTGACCCCTCGTGGGATGGTCCGTACCACGGCCTCGACTTCGGTTTCGCCCTCAACCCTACCGTCGCATGCAAGCTCTGGATCGCCACGCGTAGAAACGCCGGGCAGGCCCTTGAAACGCTCTACGTAGAGCGCGAGGCATCGAAAGTGGGGTTAGAGCTGGATGACACGGCCGCGTACGTTCTGGCGCGAATTCCGGGCATCGACGGCTACACGCTCCGTGCGGACAGCGCGCGCCCAGAATCCATCTCCTATCTGAAGCGCGGCGGGCCGAACGAAGAGACCCCCTTGCCCAAGATCGTGCCGTGCAGGAAGTGGCCGGGCAGCATAGAGGACGGTATCGCTCATCTGCGCCAGTATCACCTCATCGTCATCCATCCGCGTTGCGAGCGTGCGATCTTTGAGGCCAAGAACTACTCTTACGTCGTTGACGCCCGCACCGGAGACGTGAAGCCGCAGGTGCGCGACCTCCACAACGACTTCTGGGATAGCGCCCGCTACGCCCTAGGTCCGCTCATCAAACAGCGCTCGCAGGTTGACCCCTACGCAGGCATCCCCGGCACACGCACGTCGGGACGGTAGATGATGGACCTTGCGCGAGTTGCGCAAGCGGGTTAAGATGCGCGGCATGAGCAAGAGCATCAACGTGTCTTGGCCGGGTGTAGACCCGAAGGCGCTGGCAGCGAAGGCCGCGCAACTCGGCATCGCGACGTCGGGCGCCCCGTGGTCCACCTCGGAATTCATCCGCAGAGCAGTGGAGGCTTACACGCTGAAGGGGCAGGAAGGGGTAGGGGGTTATCCCGCTGTCCGGTCGCAGGCCAAGGACCGCGTTCCCAGTAGCCGTCGCGTCGTGCGAGGAGCCGAAAACGCAGCGGTCATACCTGCCCCTTCAGCAGACCTAGTCAGTCAGCCAGAAGACACGGAGGCTTCCGATGGCGACAGCGAAGGCCAAGGTGCTCAAGAGGCACCCGACTGCGAAGGCGCACCACACGTCAAGCGGGTGGTACATAGCCGAGGGGATGCTGATGTGGCTGGGGTCGTCAGCGCACCGCGAAAGCTGGGCGTGGGCGGACGCATGGCGGAACATCCAAGCGGCGGAGAAGGCTCGCGACAGCCGGTAGACACCACTCCCGCAGGCTGGACGCCGCGCGAAGTGACGCCAGACCTTTCAGAGACAGAGCGGTTTCATGCCGTGGTAGATCAGGGCTGGGAAAGGATTCGGCGGCCCGTGACGAAGCAATCCCAGACACGAAGGAAGGGCAGATGAGCCTCAGAATCGCCACTCTCACAGCCGTTGCGCTTCTGGCCGCGTGTCAGCGAACCAACAACGCAGACCCGCGCGAGAACGCGGCTCACGATCCCTGCTACTGGCTGGCAGTCTACAGCGACCCTCGCACTGGTCGGGCGCAGGTAGAGGACGACAGCGCGGGAACGGTGCTCACGCCTCCTCTGCAGAGCGCCGCCGCAGAGGGCGCCAAGGACTCCATCTGCGCGACTCGCAAGAGGTAGATATGCTCACGAGACAAGTCCCCGACATCTTTTGGTTCATGCTGGGTTGGACGGTCTGTGACCTCCTCAAGAGCATAGCGGTGCAACTGCGTCGGGACTGGAGGTATGAGCAGGAACGCCGCGCACCGGAATACGTTCGTCGCCAGCGACCGCGTTCCTTTTGGGCGCGTTGGTGGCAGTCCTACAACGAATGAGGGAATCTTACAGTTCCAGCCGCAGGGCATAGGCTGCGGAGACCGGGCGCCGGGTGAGAGCGAGGCGCTAACGCCTTACAGGGAGGCGATCATGCGGAAGATGAGGCTGGACCTCGACGCTCTGACGGTGGAGAGCTTCGAGGTACAGGGAGCGGCAGGCCGGGGCACCGTGCGCGCACACGAGTCCGACACTGAGGGCGCACTCTGCGGCGGTACGCTGTACTGCGCCAATGACACGTTCGATCCGTGTCAGGGCGGCAACTCCGCCGCGACGGCATGCGGGCCGTGTCCCGGCACGGCGAACACGAACTGCGGGCAACAGACCTGTGCTCGCACCTGCCACGCGTCGTGCCTTGGACCACCCGCGTCGTGCGGAGGGGAGACGTGTGTGCACACATGCGAGCCGTGGTGCACCTTCTGAAGGTAGAGCCTCTTCTGTTGCGCCTGCGCCGTGCCGCGCATATAGTTCACACCTGAACCGATAAGGACGCCTCACGAATCCTTCCCACCTGACGGCGCGCGCATGGCGCTAGGCGCAACGCTTCCACAGACAGGCTCAAGTGCGACCACTACGCCGCCACGCGACCGGCGTGAGTGGTCGTATGAGCATGCGCGCGCGGCTGCCACGGCCAGCTTCCCCGGTGGCTTCGACAGGGAGCACGCGGAGAGCGTCTACGCCTACATCGTCCTGGCGGACCACCTCCAGAAGGGCAAGCCGTGGATCGGCGCTGGCTTCGATACCAACGGCCAGTTGACCCCCAAGGCGCTGACGGACCTGACGCGCCTCCTGACCCCCAATCCGGAGATGTACACATGCCTTACCGAGCGCGTGGACGGTGCGTGCGCCAACGAGGCCAGCATCACGGTAGGGGCCAAGGAGCCAGCGGGAGCAGAGGACGAAAAGGGCGTGCGCGGGCTGTCAGAGGAACAGCAGCGAGCGGTTGACGAATGGGAGCGCGACCTGTCGGCGTGGTGGACGACCGTAGGGCTCTGGGGCGGCTCGAACATCCGCAATCCCACGGGCGTCAAGGGCATGGTGGCGCAGGGCTCCATGTCCAAGAGCGGCAGGGCGTGCCTGCGCTTCTTCTTCAACCCCGACAGCCGCACGCTGGAGGTGCCGATCAGGAACGAGGCTGGGGAAGTGGTTAGGACCGAACGCCGCATCCCCCCGCAAGACGACCGCGCCGCCGCGCTCAAGCACATCCGCGTCGTCGCGCCGCCACCCGAAGCCTGCTGTATCTACATCGACCCCGACACACACGAGAAGACGGGCGTCTTCCTCTTCAGCGACACGCAAGACAGGAAGTGCGCTGAGGTCTGGTTCAGGGATGGTGATCAGACCGTGCTACGCTCGCTCGTGGACGGTGCGAAGCCGGAAGAGCAACCCTACCCTTGGGGCGGCTGGCTACCCATCGTCAGCGCCGACGTAGGCTGCATCCTGACGCCCGCAGTGCTGCGCATTCAGGCGGCGTTGGACCTTGATGCCACGTCGCTCACCAACCTCATCCAGGGACACGGCTACGGCCAGCGCACGGAGAGCAACGCACAGGAAGACGGCTCGTGGGAACTGACTGCGCCGCAGGGCGTGGCGCTGCCGCAGACGCGCATCGTCAACGAGGTGACATACTACTTCAACCCGGCACCGGCCAACCTTGGGCCCGGCCTGATCCGCAACCTGAGCGGCTTCCCCTATCAGACGGGCGTGGACAAGGACGGCAACCCGACCTTCGGATTCACCACGCCGTCCGTCGATTACCACGAGCCCTCGCCCGTCGCGAACATCATCGAAGGAGCCGACGCCCATACGATGATGATGCGCTACGCCTGCCGTCAGGGTCACAGGCGCAGCGGCCTGACGGGCAGCACGGCGGAAGCGAGCGGTGAGGCATACGAACAGGCACGCGCGGGCTTCGCCAACGACATCAAGGGCGTAGCCGAGGCCGTTGACGCCGCGCTGGCCGCAGGGCTCACATGGGTAACGATAGCGGCTGACTGGCTGGCGGGTGCAGAGGCACCGGACTTCGCGGAGAACTACGCCGTACAGGTGCAGAGCCATCCGAGCGCGGGGAGCCCGTCCACGCAAGCGCAGGCGGAAACGCGTGCCAACGTGGAAGCCGGGCTGCTGGACAAGGAAGAAGGCATCGCGCGGCTGGGTGTGCAGGACGTAACGGCAACCGTCACCCGCATCACTGAAGACAGGTGGGCAAGGCTGGAGAAGCTACTAGAGGCTGCCGCCGGGCCGCTGGACCTCAGTTGGGTAATGTCGCAACTCGGATACGGCAAGAAGGACATCGCCGCCGCGCTGGTGACGGACGGACGGCCGAACATCGCACAGTGATGCGCCAGTGACTCTCGTTGTTGGAATCGAGCAGAGCGGTACCGTCTACATGGGCGCCGATTCCGGGCTGTGGACGGACGCTTCAGCAGACTCTATCCCCGAACCCAAGATCATGGAGATAGGCCCGTTGATGATCGGGTTCGCCGGTCCGTGGCGTGCGGCCAACCTCCTTAACTACGGGATGGAAGATCTGCCGGAGAAGGTCGAAGACCCGATGCGCTACCTCGTGCGGGAGTTCATCCCCCGCTTCAGGACCGCGCTCTCGGAAGGCGGGGCGATGGGTCAGGACGACGACAAGGAAGAGCGCTGGGGCGGCAACATGCTGGTGGCAATTCAGGCGAAGCTCCACTTCGTGTCGGGATACTTCTGCGTGTCGCAGACAGCCCGTGGCTACATGGCGGCGGGGAACGACGCGGCGGTGTGCGTCGCTCAAGGAGTGCTGACAGCGACGCGCGGCGTAGCGCCACAGGAGAGGCTACGCCTTGCTCTGGCAGCCGGGGAGGAACACACAAACGGCGTCCTCCACCCCTTCGTCTTCAAGGAGCAGCGCATGACTCCCCTACTCTCCGCAACCGCATGAAACGCAATTCCGTCCCACCCGAACTTACCGACGAACAGGTGGCCCCTCTCGCGCAGATCACGCCCGCAGACCGCGAAGACGCAGCCTCGGCTTGGAAGCAAGACGCCCCGCCAGACGGCAGGGCG